GCATAATAGACTGCCCTTGAGGTGTAAGGTTCGCAACATTTACTGATGTAGCACCTGTCTCAGACGCAACTTTATCAATGTCAGTCTGTAACTTCTTGTTTGCAAGCCGCTTATTTTCTAGTTCGTAAACCGCAGCTTGCGCTGCATTAGGGTCTGACAGATACTTAGACAATATAGAATATGCCTGATTTATATCACCAGAAGCAAGTGCTGAGTTTACAACTGACTGAGGAGGTGGATTTGCTGAGTTTTGTGCCGCCGCACCTACAAGTGCATATATTGCTTGTTTATCTTCGCGTCTTTCAGTCAAAATCCTCTCCCTTTCCGCTATAACCACACTCAACTTATCCGCAGTTTTCTTATCTGCACGCTCAAGGTCTGCTCTATTCTGGTCTAAAAAGAGTTTTTGAAACTCAAGTACCTTCTCTAAAGGTTTGAACTCTGCATCGAGTGCGCGTTGTATGTTGTCCTGTGCAAGTGCAATGTTACCCTGTAGGGTTTCTGCTACTGCCGCGAGTCCGTAGTTCTTTACTGCTCTCTGACGTTCAATCTGAGCCTGAGTGCCTTGAATAGCAAATGTAGGAGCAAGTCTGTCCTCCTGTGTCTGTGTTGCACTAAAAGCACCCGCGTTATTCTGGCGAATCTGTCCAAGTGTCTCATTAAGTTGCTTCTGTATGTCTGGGAGTCCTGATGCTGTCTCTAGCTCTGCCTTTTTAGCTCCCTCACTAAAGAGTTTTGTCATCGTTTCCTGAATAGACTGCAACGTAGACTTCTGAGCCTCTTGTGCCTTGGTCTGTTCAGGACTACCCGCCATTAAGTCAGAAATGAGCTTATCGTAGCCTGTAGTATCAGGTGTTGGAGGTGGAGTGTAGGTAGGGACTTGGTATGGACTCTGTGTGCCTGTGAGAGAGGATGGAGTAATGGCGGTAGGTGCTGCAACGGTCTGCGTCTGACCATTGTTCGTTACCTGTACACCACTACCAAGTGAAGCTGCTTGTGAAAAAAGACGCTTTTGCTCGTCTGTAAACCCTGAAATATCTGCTGTGGGGAGAGCCATTTTGTTCTAATTATACCACTAACTAAGGGTTAATATAAAGTTCATACCTGTGTTTGCAAGTGCGCCAGTGGCTCTGTCTACTGCCAAAAGTTCAAAAGATGTGGAACCCCGCGACGCTACTTGCACAATGTTATACGCTCCTAATGGAGTAGCCACAACCGAGTAGGACGCTGTGCCTAAATTGTGCGTAATGACATATGAACCAGTACCAGTCTTATTTAATGACCACCCTGTAGGGAATGGAGTGCCAGTGTTTCCTGCTGAGTCAAACGCACCAGCATACCCGTTACGAATACACCTCCAGACACTATTCGCGGTGTCGTAGAAGCAAATACTGCCATCAGCACTGTTTATCTTCACCTGTCCATATACGTCTCGTGGTGAGCCTGTGGGGGTAGCACTAACAGTCTCAAACACACCGTCAAGGTCTATAAGGTGAACACCTGTGTCTTCTGTAGGCTTAGTATCAGCGTACTGTACTATTATAGCCGACTTATCGTTCTCTACTTTGACTGGTGTTTCATCTGCCATATTAGATAGTCACGGGCTCTCCGTAGACTGATATTTTCTTAATCTTCACATTGCCACCGTTAAAGTTGAAAATCATCTTTAGGTTTTCTGCGGTGTAGCGGTTTGTCATAACCATTGTGCGTTTCGCACCAAGTGCTGAGTACGCCATAGTGCCGAAGTCTGACGCGCTCGTGTCCTCGTCTGACTGTAGGTCAATGTTTAAAGAGTCACCTGACGCTAATGGTTCACCGAGAGTGACTTCTATCTTTAGAATGTTGTACTTCCGCTCAAGTGGGATGTAGATAGTCTCTGCCGTGAGTCCTGTCTGACCACCTGATATGTTAGAGAGTTCGCCGAACTTGTCACCATCTGCGACATAGGTAATAAACTTACCCACTGACATAATAAAGGTTGGAGTAGACGACGCGCCACCGTTCATAGCCTTAAATGGCTTGAAGAAGCGTGGTTGCATGCCTGGAAGTGGTGAGCCATACGCACATACGTCTGCGTTACCTGGTACACCAGCAGAAAGCCAGTAGAGAACACCATCTTTAACAGTAGCGAGGTGGGATGTAGGGTTTACACCACCAGTACGAGCTGGACCGTCTGCATTAGCAAGAGGGATGAGTAGGGTAGGTGGGGTGTTGAACGAGAACGCATACAGTCCATCAGCGCAGAGCGCGTACATAATGCCACCCATCTTATGGATAGACGAAATAAATGGAGTATTGATAGTCCACTCACGAGCCCATGAGTTGGACGCAGTGTCCCAAAAGTATATCTTATTGAGCGTGTTTATCTGTCTATTGCCAGTAATCTGGTTCTCAGTTGCCGCAATAACGAGGTAAAAACCGTCATCGTCTATGTCTACTGCGGTCATTGTCTCTGGTAGGTCAAGGAGTTGTGACTGTATACTAGGCTCTACTCCAGCTCCTCCATCATCGTCAATAATTCCTCCAATGTATGACTTGTCGGTAAAATATACATTCCCCACAAAGTGGTGGAAGTTCCGAATAGTTGTTGACTGGAGTACTATAGCAAACCCTGACCCAGCAGAACCAGCAAATGTATCTTCCCATCCATCACTATTAACATTTGGGACACCGAAGACACCAGTTAAATCCCATCTACCAATGAAAGCCTCACGCGCGTAGTACATATACTTAGTACCACCTGGTACTTGGTAGATAGTCATGCCTTCACCTGGAGTAGCAATAGCGTTCCCAGAGCGCAAGTTCGTAGGAGTGCCACTGGTAGTATCTACAGAATATATATGCCCGTCATCGTCTATAAGGTATGCAGTATATGCTGAGCCGAGTAGTGTACCGCCCAGTATCGCCCCTGTAACCACTCCACCCGTGCGGTTAGTCGCAGCTGCCGATGTCTGTAGAAGCCCGAACTCATTGCTACTTGTAAATGGTAGGAGGAACGGGTTTATGCCAGACGCTTCTGCAAAGATACCTGTAGATGGGTACTGACTAGAAATAGCAATACCCTTCATCCAGTCCTGCGATTTTAGTTCAAAGATTTTCTGCATGTTAGCTTTCTAGCATTAGGTAAAAAGTCTCACCTGCCGAACCGCCACTCCCTGGACAATCGCCAGTTGGTACGTCTGCACCGAATGTAGCTGAGCCGTTATTTGCGAGTGTAAAGCCGTTGCCTGAGTTGTCTGTAAGTACGTTATCAAGTGTCCACTCACCTGTGAGGTTTGTAGTTGCTCCAAGTACACAAAAGCGATTAGCTGCAATCTGTGCTTCTGTACGTGCTACCTGCCATACTCTACAGAGTGCCATTCGTCCACTAAAGAAATCGCCAGGAGTGCCAGAGATATTCTCTGCGCCGAAACCTATAGCACTTGTTGAGTTAAAGAGTGAGGAAATAGCTGAGGTTTGGTTTGCGCCCATCTGCACACCATCGACAAAATACTGCTCAGTAGAGCCACTCATTACCCATGCAACGTGATACCATGTATCGTTTGATGGGGTAGCTGACCATGAGACCGATGTCCCACCGTCATAGAGTGATCCTGCTGAGCTTGTCTGTGTTGAGAGTGTAATATTATTTGCGCCATCGTTGCTGATTTTGAACACGAAAGAACGCTGTGCTCCCGTAGATGTACCTTTTGAGGCTATAACATACGCCGCCGCACCTCCACCAATAACACTTGTGAGTTTGATGTGGCACTCGACAGTAAACGCTGCGCCTGGTTCTAGGAGAGCATCGTCAGACTTAGAAAGATACTGACTAGAAGCTCTTGTTAGTTGAACTGATTGTGTAGTAGGAAAGGCAAACGCTACGTATGGCGAGAGCACTGCAACTATTCCAAGTACTGCGAGTATTTTTTTCATGGTGTCGATGTTGCAAAGTCACTAATCTTTATCCAGTCAAAAGAACGCTCTACTGCCTCTGGTCCTTCACCGTATGAGCGCATGTATGTCCCGTCTACTCGTAGGTCATACTCTAAAACTTGATAGCCAGCTTCTTTGTCTGTTTTGTACTCAATCACGCGCGTATTAGGCTTCCACTCATCTTTTGCATACTGAGTATATGAGCCGTCCTCTTTAATGGGTACTACTTCTGTTTTAAGTTCAGGTGGACGTGTGTCTAGCTTTCCACCAAACACAGTAGACGCAGTGATGGCAATAATTGCCGCTATAAGTGATGGAATTGAGTACTTAATCAGCTGCATAGCGATATGAGAATCTACACCCCCCAGCAACATTTATATTTGCGCTTGTCGTAGTACCCACATCCACGCGGATTGATTCACCCATGTTGAAAGAATTGTTTGTAGAAAAGGTGGTGGTACCGATTGTAGACGAGGCGATGATGAAGTTTGCGCGGTTTGTGCCGTCGTAGAGTGATACTCCCATGTGCTTAGAGAAATCACACAGTGCGTCTACAAAGGTAATCTGTCCACGGGCTGGTCCCAAATACAGAGTCGTAGTCGAAGTATGGAGTGATGTCGATGCAAAGCTGAACCCCAGCGTGAGCAAGGATGGTATGACACGCTCTGCTGAACCTGAGTCAAAGCGAAACTGACCAGATGTATCGTCTGCGGTAATCTCACCGTCAGTACCTATCACCACGTTTAATGGGATATAGAGACGACTTGAGAATGAGGCTTGTGTGGTTGAGGCGTAGTCTACCGTGAGTTTATTGAGCGATTGGTCATAGAGGAACGCTGCCTCAGAGACAAGGGTATCTGCGGCACTGGTGTAAAGGATACGATTCGTACCACCAAATGTCGAAACCCCTGTACCTCCATACGCGACACCTAGGTCAGTGCCGAGTGCAAGGGTACCGATGGTACTGGATGTAATAGTGAGCGCGGCAGCCGTAGACCCACTTTCCAATTTATCTGTGTTTAGGTTAGAAAAGTTTGTGTTTATGACTGAGCGTGACGCTGCGATTGTGTCACTCCCGTTAATAGTAGTGATCGTGGAGCCGAGGTTCTGTGCGGTAAGGTCAAGCCAGTCTGCGGGTACATAGTTCCAAATAACCAACGTCACCACAAGTGGTGCAAGGAGCGTCCAGCAGAATGTAAATAGGTGTTTCATTAGTTTTTCGCTTGATTAGTTACGCCTTCAAACTTTCCCTCCCATGTACCAGGTGTAGTGTCCCATGAGGTAACTGTTTCGTCCCACGTTCTACCAGCAAGAGCATAGTCCTGATTCGTTATCGTCGTGGCGTTCTTTGCTTGGTTTGAAAGTGTAGCCATATTATTCGCAACTCTCTACGTTAGGCTTCATAACGCGGTGTGTACGGTGTCTCTGGTCATTCATGTCTCTCAACTCATTCTCACGGCGTGCAATCTGTGCCTCAATACGAGAGATAAGCGATGTGTTTTCTGGTTTAAAGACCAAAAGCCAGTCATGCGCTGGGTATAGTGCTAGGAGTTCATGTGAGTACTTAGGAATACCAGGCTCTTTGGTCGTGTCTGACGAGGTGAAGTATGATGGCTCACGCTCAAAGAACACTTTTACTCCACTAGTAGCAGAATAGTTAGGCTTTGGGTTAAAGAATACTGAGTTTCCCTTAATAAGGGCGCGTGTAGGGATACCAGTGTCTTGCGAATTAGGTGAAAGTGCGTCAAAAGCCTTGTCGTCATCGAGTGTGATGATGTCTATGTCTGTGTACTGAGTCGCAGAAGATGAGTTTAGTATGCGTACCTTGAGGATATTGAGTACATCGAGGCTATTGTCGTCCTCAGAAAGTGTGTAGTCTGCCTGACCAGATACCAAGTTAAACGTGGCAATAGGAAAGTCTGGATGATTGATGTCATCCCACTTAACATTGTGAGTATTCGATAGGACTAGAGGAAGTATGCGGTCAAATGCTGAGTTTACACGAGCAGTAAAACGCTTGAGTTCGGTAGTATCACCACTAATCTGTGCGTCTGCCATGCCACACCACCACTCTATGGTCTGTATGATTCCTGACTTGTTAGAAGTGTCGCTAAATTGCATGTTATCTGCTTACGGTTCTTATGATTTCATCTAGCTTTCCTGAGTTACCAAGCTCTAGGTCATTATGTCGGTCTATCTTTGTCTCGATTCGGTCAAGTTTTGCGTGCGTAAGGTCATGCTGAGCCGTAGTATCATGATTGAAATATTGCTGAAGTTCCCGAGCCCACCCAGGCACATCCTCAGTACTTCCACCTTTCCACAACTGTGGCACTACTCCCTGCTTTGCTAATACAAGATACAACATCACGACTAAGAGTATGTTGAGTGGTGTAAAACCTAGTTCAACTAGTATCGTGATGAGGTCCATACCTATGCTGAGGTGTAGAGAACTGTGTAATCAATCGTGCCGCCTACAGTAATGAAGAGTCCTGTGTAGAAGCTCACACCCATTGGGATGAGTATGGTCTGTGGGCCTGCGGCAAGCGTGATGGTGTTTAAAAGAACTGTGCCTGAACCTGCGGTGTTGTCCCAAAACTTCACCGTTCCTGACGTATGAGAGTTGACTACTAAACCGAAGAACGTACCTGCCCCAGAGCGTACTGCCTGAGAGGTCGTCCCGTTAAGATATTTTGCTGGGGGCATGTTAATGATTAGTGGGCTAAAAGTGAGTGCGAGTTTCGTACCCACCACCTAGCCCACTAGGACTAGGTTAGGAGTTATTGGTATACCTCCCAGACTGCGTGACAATGTCCTACTGGCGCACCTCCACCTGCTGTTGGAACCTTCACGTTGAAATACGTGCTAGGAGCAAACACCTGGACTGGGTCTACACCAAGGCCAAAGGTTGAAGATGCGAGAATCGTACCTTGACCGTTAGCTGTGATGATACCTGTACCCAAGAGGGTTGTGGTTGCGCTGTTCGTGGTTGCCTTTCCAATCTCTACTAACCACTGCGTCGATGAGGCCGTTGTAAAGCGGATACCGCCAGATACAAGTGTCGATGTAGCGTTAGGAGACTGGAGTGAGCAGACAGTCGCAGACCCTTGAGTGAGGCTGTTTGTTGCCTGTGCGTAGGTCTGGACTCCACCGAAGCGAATCCAAGGGCTAGGTATGTCTGGCGATGCGACTGCACCTACTGGACGATCAATCACCTGCGGGGCAGGGGACTGTACCGCCAAGAAAAGTGCGAGCACCGCGACGACTCCTATAGCACCTGTTAGTAATTTATTCATGGTTAGCTTTTTATAAGCTTATTGTTGAAGGAGATGTTTGTGTCACCACCACGGAGTTTGATGATACCTTCTGGGTCGTGTGCAAGATTCTCAAGCTGGGCGATCAAGACTGCCTTCTTCTTTGCCCACTTCTCAGGATTCTTGTATGCGTATCCATTCAAGGTTCGTGCAAACTCCTCCTGTGCAGCATTAGCCCATGAGCCTGACGCTGGTTTAATCACCAACGGAAGGTCGCGTGGTCGAAGAACCTGTGGGTCCTCAACAATAATGTTGCTAGCAGGAGCGGTTTCTACAACCTCTTCCTCCTTTTTTAACTCGTCTTTCTTTGCCATTGTGTTTGTGATGCGTCAGCGAGTCTGTGGGGAGCTGGTACGACGGAGACCAGAGCCCCATAGACCCGCCGAAGCGAGTCTAATAAGTTATGCGAGCGTGATGTCCACTACGAGAGTAGCCTTCTGCGCCCAGAGCTTAAAGCCGACGAGACCGTACACGACGATTTCGCGACCAGTCTTGAGCGTAACTGCCTTCTCTTCGTACTGCATACCGCGTGGTGAGGCGTAGGTAGCGACACCCTTGACACCGAATACACGGTGACCTGAGTTCGTAACCGTAGTCGTACCAAGCGTTGCAGACACGAACGTACCAGAGCGTACAACGTAGATGTCCACACCCATCCACTGGTTCATAAAACCGTTGCGGAGGGTCGCGTCTGACATTGAGAATCCGTTTGTAGCACCTGCGATTGCAAAGCCTACAAGGTCGGTGTTTTCGATAACAAGGAACAAGCCCTTGTATGTGTCCTCATAGCCTGCCACCTTTGAAAGGAGGTTAGCCATGATTTCGTTGATGTTTGCTGATGTCGTAAAGCCTCCTGCTGGAGTCGTGTACGAGCCAGTAGCATCTTCACAGAGGTTATTCAGCACGAACTTGTCGATACCGAACGCAACTGCGTACATCATGTTATCGATGCGAGAAGCTGCGATGTCAAAGACCGCGAAGAACTCTTCGTGGGCAAGGACGTGTTCTGCGTAAATAACTTCGTCCGTCACTGTAAGCGCGTCATCAGTGATGGTCCATGCTGATACTGTGTAAGTACCAGCAACTGCCTGGATGGTAGCCGTTGGCTGACCACCGTATGGATTCTGGATACGCTTGGTATCAGAATTGTCTACAGAGCAGATTTTCTCACAAACGAGTGCGTTACGAAGTACAATGTCGTACTGCGACTGAAAATACTTGTCGCGCTCGCCGTATGTTGATTGAGTTCCCATTAGGGGTAAGTAAGTTTATATTCCGTCTACCCCGTCGTTTTTTCTAGCGTTTCCCGCCGCGCTTGGCCCAGAATAAGTCTTCTGCTTCCTGAGAACCCTTTTCAGGAATCTCACCTTGCGATGCTTTCCTAAGAATCTCATTAGGGTCTGGCTTTTTCTGACTAGGACGGGCGGGCTTGGTTGAGGTTGCTTCAGCAGTCTTTCGCTCATCAGCCTTAGCTGAGAGAATTCCTTTTACTACTGGGTGCTTTAAGGCATCCGCAATAGGCATTTTTAGGAGTCGTGCTGCCTCTACAACTTCATCAAGGTCGTCAATGTGCACTTGTGCAGAGGTGAGAGCGTACTGGTCTTTAAGTGAAAGTGTATCGCCAGACTGTTTAGCCTGCACAACTTCCTTTCTCTGGACTACGGGAGCCTGTGGCTTAACCCATCGTCCATCTTTAAACACGTATCCCTCCTTCTCAAGAAATCTATTCGTAGCGTTTAATTTGCCACGGTAGTCTTCCTGTTCATCTGCCTGCTCTTCGGTTTCAGTAGTTTCTGTTACCTCTGAGACTTCACCGTTTGTTGTCTGAGCTTCGGTTTGCTCGTTTGTTTCGTCTGTTGACATAGTGACGTAACTAGGTTTATGCACTTTTGTCAGAGAGTGCTACTCGGTTAATAAGAATTATACCATGTGGACAATACAACTACTCAACTTCGTTCTTGTGGATACGCTCTGCACGTGCGGTGGGTTTTTCCACTTCTGTGTTAGCGATAACCCAAATGAACAGTAATTGCTGTTCTACATGACGAATGAATTGGTTTCGTGCCAAGAGCCCGATAGCAAGTGGGTCGAGTGGGCTTGGCTTGAAGTCCAGCTGCATTGCAGGTTTATCTGGGTCTTCGAGTAAGCCGAGTGCGTGGCGAGTCATTTCGACTGCACGCTCTTTGTACTCTAACGCTTGCTGGATAGTGTCTCTTGATTGAGAGAACACCATCTGCTCGGCACCGAGCCATACATCCTGCACCTGCCCAATCTTTGACGTGCGGTCAAGTGCTGGGGCGAGGCGACGGGAGAATATAGCCCGAAGCTCTGGGTTCTGAAACACGGTCCTAATCTGCTCGCGCTCTGCTGGGGTTGTTTCTAACCCAAAAAACAGTGCGCGGATGGACTGAAGAAAACCCTCATTGTCTTTGAAGGTTACTTGCAACAGGTCTTTTTCTTCTTCAGAAAGGTTGACCCGCTGTTCTTGTGGTTCCGCCATTTGGTAATACTAGGTCTTGTAAACCACCTGCCGTCGAATCAACAGGGGCGGGCATCGCACTGGGAATAGCGAAGTATTCCACTGGTGACATAGTACCCGTCAATTCAAGTATGCGCCCGACAATCGCTTGGGCGCGTTTATTCTGCTCAAAGCCTGGTGTAACCACCAACTTAAGCGCGGTATTAAGGGTCGTGAGTGCTTCTTGTGCGTTATGTGACTCTCCTGTGATGTCGATTTCTACTTCCCATTCAAGGTCTTTAAACTGTTCTTTCCAGTTTACCTCGTCAGGACTAAAGAATCTCTGGTTGCCAAGAGGTGAAAGTGTTTCCTTCACTTGCGCAGCGTTCTCTTGTAGCATCTGCGCCTGTTCCTCTGGTTGTACAATACCTCTTTCTGGATTAGGACCGAATAGGTCAGTGTTGATGATACGGTCTACCATTAAGGAGTTAGTCTTCTTCACTGCCATGTTCTTGATGTAGCGTGGGTCAATCTTGTCTATCTCGTGCTGTTCAAGTGTTGCGCCAATTTCATCTGCACCATTGAGCTTAGTACGCTTGATGTACGGAATAATGCGCTCACGTAGCATGTCCTCAATGTGTAGACCTTTGTTCTCAGTCATTACCTCAAATAGTGAGTATGACTCTTGGAGTAATGCTTCGGTCTGTCTCCATGCTGTACCAGACTTAGGTTGTGCGCCAAGCATAGCTTCTGACACTCCCACAATCTCATTACCAAGCATCTTCCACTGCTGTGAGTAGTTCTGCCACTCAACTACTGAGTGTGGTGCGTTGTTTACCTGAGTTAATGGCTGATTAGGCGCGTGGAAGAATACATCACCTGTATCAAAGTCCTGTAGTACATTCTTAGCTGCGAAGGCTTGGTCAGACGTCTGGAATAGTAGCTTACTTGCTAGGTCGAGTGAGTCCTTAACCGCTTTCATAGAGTGGTTGGTCATCCACTGTGCCTCAAACAAGTGCTCTATTGCGCCGATACCAAGTGTGCGATTAGGCTCTTTTATCAAGTGCGTAATCATGTAAGGGTCGTACTTCTCACGTCCTGAGAATAGGGTGAAGTCCTTATACTCTGTCTTCCTGCCTTTCTTAAGGCCGACAAATGATATGACGTGCATTTGCTGAACGTATGTATCTTCGTCGCTTTCCTTTTGCGTGATGAATGAAAGTGGGAGTTTACCGTGTACTTCGTACAGCTTGATGTAACCTGTCTTGTTGTCCTTGCGCTGACCGTCTAGTGTCTCTCGGGTAGTCTGATTGTCACAGAGTTCTTCTACCGCCTCGGCGTCATAGCCATGTGTCTCAATACGCGAATAGAGCTGAGCTTCTGTAAGCTCAAGTATCTCTACCTTGATATTGTTGTCAAAGTCTACAGGGTCGCAGATAATAACACCCCACGGCACTACTGAAATATGTAGCCCGCTAGAGTTCTCTACGAACTTAACGACTGCTGAGCCATACGCCGCAAGGTAACGTCCCCATTCATTGAGGAACTGTCCGAATCGCTCTCGTACCATCCAGTCACGTAGGTGTACGGTAGCAAGGAATGAGTCCATCCAGTCCTTCGCCTTTAGCGCACGAATCTTGATGTGCTTTCGGTCAATATCTGTGGCTCTATACCAAACGTTTACTGCCGCAGTTGATATATTGAAAAATGGTTTCTTTCTGTCCTTTGCGTCCTTCTGACCAGTAATGTGCTTAGAGTTTCTGTATGCGTCTATCTTCTCAAGCGTTTCGTGCATCTGAAAAGACACATGCTTTGAGATTTGTGTAGTGCCACGTAGATAATCGTCTTCAACACGGCGGACTAATTCGCCGATGGATTCATCCTGCATTACCACACATTATACCAAGCACAGTTTATTCTGCTGAATTTTGACCCTGTGTATTACGGTTCCTCAAAACCAAGCTGTGCATCTCGTCCTGAGTGCGTTTTGACGTGGTGTCTGAGATACCATGAGCATCCTTAACCAACTCAAACCACACGCGCATGAGAATGGTGTCGCCTACGTCTGGGGAGTGGCCTATGGTAATCTTCACATCCTCCTTAGACTTGAGACGCTTTCTCCCTTCACCGTCTGGTTGGTGGTCTCGCAGCATTGCGGTGAGGTCTTCGATTATCTCATCGCGGTAGTCAGGTACCTTAAATGCGATTCTCCTTTCGTTGATGAGTTCGGCTAGCTTCCACCCGCACTGGGCTTTGACGTTTGAGAAGGTGGTCTTGGGCACAAGGAAGTGGTCGGCTTTGGACTGTCGCTCGCGTACCTGTTGGAGTGTGGGTATGGCAGTCGAGTTAGCAGTAAAGCCTTTCACGCCCCACAGCCCGTCTACCACCGCACCACCTATGCCATCCTCGTCCACCAGGATGTTTGAGTAGGGGATGCGTTCACTTGCAGCGTGGTCTTTGAGTAGCTGGATAATCTTATCGGTAGGTAGTTTTGTGTATTTAATAACATCATAGAGTTCTAGCCCATGCCAAGATGCAAAGACTGTGCTGTCATCCCCAAGTCGCGCTACGTCTACAGTTAAGTAATTTGCAGGCTCGATGGTAATGGTGTTCGAGAACGTGTCAGTGAGCGCGTCGAAAGTAATCAAGCTGTCCTGGTCCTCGTCGTAATCCCAGTTCCCTTCCCAGAGACGTTGCCTGCGGACATTGTCTTTTTCTGAGCGTAGTGTTTCCACGTAGTCACTGGGTAGATAGGTGTTGTCTGTAGCAAACGCCTGTACGTACTTGCGACCTGGGGCCAACACGCCACGTTTTGCTGGGTCTACAAAGTCTCGTTTCATCCAACCCTTCTTGGGGTTTGCGGTGATGAGCAGTTTCTTTTTGAGTCCGTATATGTCATTCTTCCATCGTCCTATCGAAAGCCATAGGTTAGACTTGGCGGCCTCTGCGATCTCACCTCCCTCTTCAATCCATCCACGTGTCATTTGCATAGAACCAAAGCGTTCAAACAGTGGGTCTGACGGTTCTTCTTTACACGCAATAAGAAACACCTTACTGCCATTGGTTAGGTTGAAACAGTTATCCTGTCCGTTATACGAAGCATAGTCGTCTAGTTTTAGTCCCCAGTTACTAAACACTTCATGGACAGTTGGAATAGTGAACTTACGGAGGTCTATGAGCTCTTTACGAGCAATGAAGTAGTGAGTGCCTGGGTATATGAGAGCATCGCCAAAGATTAGGGATGCACCGAGGTATGACTTACCACCTCCTTTAGCACCGCCGTATAGTATCTCCTCGGTAGATTCATCTACCCAGAATGTAGCGGCGTCAATCTGCTTTTGGTTCCTCGTTTTGAACTCTAGTTCCATCGCTTAGTAGTCCTGCCTCCTTTAGCCTGGTTATTTCTTTTTCAAGTGCGTCTTGCATTGCTGAGACTAATGTCGCGCCAACATACGTGTCTACATGCATCTCAAACATTGCCTTTGCAAAGGATACCTGCACTATGTGTGCCACTACGTCATTAGGCTGGGTCATTTGTTTTGTCTTCCTTATCTTCTTGGATAATCTTCATACCAGTGATTTGTACCTTGATAGGATTCTCCTCATCCCCACCGATAGGTTGCACTGCCTTACCAAATATCTGGTCACCTAACCACTTAGCAAGTTCAGGCTTCTTCTTGTACTCCTTGATAAGCCACTTCGCAAAGTCCTCTATCTGGTCATGTGTGAGGTACTTCCTTAGCTGTGGACGTGATGTGCTACCAAATGGTCTACCTGCTTTTCCCATAGATATTATTATTATTGACTACTAGACTGTTTTTATTGCATTATATTTTACGTAGTTTCGTATCTTTGACTTTGCTTCATTGAGGGTGACAAGGTTTCCGTAGGCTTCGTTTGAGAGTTCTCTAGCTAGGGTTTCGAGGCACCAGTCTCTGATCTGCGGCGGGGCTTTGTTTAGGATGGCTAAACGATACTGCTCACCGTATGCTTCTAGCTCCTGTTGAAGACGAAACGCTGGGTCTCGTAGGTATTTATAATACCATACTTCTGGGTTTTCTCCTTGCTGGATGCTGTGGATGTATTCGTGGTGTTCAAAGTCTTTTGTTATCTCACGCTTAAATGGGTTGTAGATGGTGTTGCCGTAACAGAATAGCGGGCGGGCTTTTGATACGTCACCGAGGTGGTCAACAATATCTCGGTAGTTTGGGGGGTATGCCGTCGATTGTTTCATTTGCAAGCTTTCTCTGCCTAAGGGTTGGCATTTTTATTTTGATATTCTACAGATGTACTAACAGTAAGAAACTGTTCAATCGATACTTTTTGTTCGTCCGTCCACCTTTCGTACGGCTCACCACAAAATGTGCTAATTTTTGTAGCAAGTTCGTGTAAATATTCTTGTGAGGATTTAGAAAGTGTTGGCATAGAGCTACTCGGTAGTAAGTATAATACGCTCTGCTCTCAACATGGATTGTTCTATATCACTAGCTTGCATGTCTAGTCGTAGGGAGCGTTTAAGGTAGGCGTAGTCTGTGTCGTCTTTGAAGATTTCTTTTTCAAGGACTTGTGCGGGGTCGCGTAGTGCTTTGTCTAATTGAGCTTCAGTCATACGGTAAGTACGAGCTTTGTTTTGGCATGTGATACAACAGTTTCCTCTGATCTCGTATCGTTCTATCCCTCCATCAAGCGGATCACCACACCACGCACACTCGTTCTCTACTAAACTTGCGTACTCACTACGGTCTACGTGGGCACGCATGTATTTGTTGATGTTCCCCTCTGCTTCCTTTACAGGCATGTATGTTGACCTACCCATATTTATTTATTATAGCATGTAATTCTTCCTTGGTGAGCTGTTTGATCTTCTTTTTCTCGCGGTCTAAGTCTTGAAGAATGGTGGGGCCGTACTTTTCTTGAAGCCTTAGCGCGTATACATCCATGTTTCCATGACGAAACACATTACACGAAACGCACTGACAGTGGCAGTTTCGTTCGTCGTATCTTAAAGAGTTGTGTGCGCGACTCACGTAATGACCATTTTGCATCTGTGATGTTGGCTTCTGAACACCACACGTAAAACACACACCCGAGTCCCTAGCACGCACCCAGAGGCTAAAAACTGCGTCTGCACGCTTTTTAAGTACGGATATTGAGTCAGATGGCTTCTTGCGTGGTTTCTTGCTTATACGCGAAAACTTTACAGGTGCTTTTTTGTATGGTGTCTTACGTTTTAACCAGCTGCGCTTCATTTTATTTTCTGAAGTATCTGCTTAGTGATGTGTTGGATTTGGTACGCCCATGCTTCACCGCCGTCAATAGAATGTACAAGACCAATGCGGTCGAAAAGAAACTCCACTGCATGAAACACCTCATGGGCTAAGTCTTCATAAAAAGACTTAGATTGATTCACTCGCAACACAGTTGCCCCATTTGGCATCATCAATGTTCGTCCAACTCCGTTCATAGGAAGCTTGGCCCTACACTCATCATCTAGCACCTGTTTTAATTTTCTCTCTAAATAATCTATTGTTTCTTTATCAGTCACATTTATACCAACAAGAATATCGAACGGGTATGTACCGTGATTAACAACAAAAAACTGTTTCTTCATACCTCTGTCTCTGGTTCAAAGTCTTCTAGGCATGATTCACAAAGGAAAAGTCGGGAGCCTACTGGTTTAGTTACTTGGTGTACTTCTGACTGGCATTGGCCGCAGATGTAGGACATAGAGTTATTTTTCGTTTAGTGCGAGCCAGAGGTTAGCGACGGCTTCGAGTGGGGTGGAGCCACGCGGTAAGTCTTCAACCCCGCCATCAAATCGGCTTTGCATGGCGACCCACTGCTTACCATCGGCAAACTTTTGCTGTTCTGTCTTCTGCAATAGCAACGCATCAAAGCTTTCCCCACACGCATCTATGAGTTCTTCGAGGGTGGGTGGTGTCTCTACACTTCCATCGAAGTGTAGTCGCGTAGGCTTATAAGGAAAGCCCGCATCCTTTAATCTCTTTGCTAGGTCGTAAGATATATTATCCATACTACGTGTACAGCGGATTTACCCTGACAAACGAGTACACCATTGGGCCATTGGTACCATGTGGTACAGAGCCGATTATTTGGATTGACTGGCCGTTAAAGGTATAAATCTTTCCAAAGTATTTTATATCTACGTGGTACTGGTCTTGAAGTGTGGCGCATGAGCCTATGGTTTGTACACCATTAAACGCTTCGGGGCCGTACGCCTGGTACGCCGCGCCGATGGTTTCCATGTCTTGTAAGTCAGCGCAAAATAGGCCACTAAACCAAGCCATCTCCTCAAACTGGACTGTATCAAATACGTTATTAAAAAGGGTCTTTAGGTCTAGGTCGAGAGCGTGGAATGCTTCGAGCATAGAGAATCTACCTTTCGATGTTTGTTATATAATCGCACATCCTTTGGAAGCAGTCTCGGCAAATATCTTTTTCTTCAGAAGAAGCGTGCATGATTTTATTTAGAAGGCCGTAACCGTAACGTATCTCAACCCATGCTGGTACCCTGTTATCTTCATATGTCATCTTACAAAAATCACATCGAGTCACTTGCATAGATGTATTATACCTTAGTTTTTAAATCTGGCGAATGATAGTTGGGGATTTTGTCTGGGTCACTAGGCCAGGGAATGTGTATTTGAAACTCTTGCCCGAGCCATTTGTTCATAGCTTCATATACGGGGTCAATGTCTTGCTTGGAAAGTTCGGTGGTAGATTTCTTGGCGTGGATGATTTCCATTAAGGGTCGCCAGACTACTTCTTTGAGCGCGGCCATGGTGGGTCGGATTTCTGCCCGACGGATGGCCTTGGTTACGTCTTGCATGGTATGCCCTTCTCTAGCTAGGGTTTCCGCTACTTGGGAGAGGTACAGGTGGAGGGCGTTATTCTGTGATTGTGTTCTTTGCATGTTAGAACATTGGGCTGTCTACTGCATCTATACGCGCTCGTGCTATCTCTACATATTCTGCTTCACGTTCTATGCCTATGAAATTAAATCCTTCTAGTTTCGCTGCTTTACCTGTTGAGCCTGAACCCATGAAAGGGTCTAAAACTATCCCGCCTTTAGGTGTTACTAGACGACAGAGGTAGCGCATGAGGTCGGTGGGTTTGACTGTTGGATGAGAATTTCTAACAGTTGCTCCGTTCTTACTACTTTCAGTACTTCCCGAATTATGAGCAAATTCCCCGCCAGAGTGACGGCGAATTTGCTTTGCCTCAAACCCCTCCAGTCCCTCATCCCTATCCTTCTTGCTTGCCTTCGCACAGTAGAAAAAGCGGGCGGCGGAGCCTGAGTCTGAGTATGTATTATCACTATTCCAAATAGACCCACCAGCAACAAAGGCATTAGGTTTTGTATTACTGTTTACTTTTGGATTGCTTTTATTTTCAGGAAACAACCCCACCACCTCCTCACTCCCGTCGTGTATGAGGTTGGCGGGGAAGCGGCCAGCTGGTTGTTCATACAGTCCCTCTTGTCTTTTAAGGCCAAGTTCTAGTACCTTTCCATCAGTGTCGTACTCACCTTTAGAGTATGCTCCCCCATTTAAGTTATCAGAGGTTTCCACCCTACACCCATCTATATTTATCCCCCCAGTACCATGCGTCAGTACGTTTTCAGCTACAGTTCCTGTTAGAGGTTTACGGGCTACTGTGATGGGTTCTAGTGCGGGTTTGAGGGCGGTTCCCCAGCCTTCCCACTGTTTGGCGGCTTCGGTCACTGGTTTAGAAATGTCGGTCATACCATTAGCACCAAGAGCAATATCGCCAGCCTGGTCGGGGTGGTTGCCAGCTTTGGTTGGCACCATTACTTTTTCTCTTTCTGCCCCTGCCGCCTTGTCGATAGCCTTGCCGATGTTGAGAGACTTAGGAAACCCCGAACCATACACCCAAGCAATCATATCCCTAATTTCAAACCCTGCGTCTTCGATGCGTACAGCCATGCGGTGTTGAGTGCGGGTTCCTGCAAAGGCGAGAAGGTGCCCGCCTGGTTTTAGTACACGCAAACACTCACGCCAGACTTCTTCACTTGGTACATCGTAGTCCCACTTCTTTCCCATAAATGAAAGACCATATGGAGGGTCAGTCACGATAGAGTCTACGCTGTTATCGTCAAGCTTCTTTAGTTCTTCGAGGCAGTCTCCGTGTATGAGGTTATTCATCTACTTTATTTGTTTTTAAATATTTTGTCCAAGTATGTCCCCGCTTCCGATATACCGTATCGTTGCTAGTAGTTTCTATAATCACAAGATAATTAACAGTAGTTAGCATAGAATATCCAGTATCTTACATTCCGAGATGTAAGCTCTCGCCCTCCGAGGGGCAACCAATATCGACATAGCGTACATTATTGTTCGACGCAATAGCGAGCTATGATTAGTTGCCTTTCGGAAGGGAGGTGCGCCTGTATGCCTTTAGTGAGCGTTTTTCTTTGGTCGTGCCCCCTAGATGACCTTTTTCTTGTGATGTCTAAGAACTAAATACGAGAAAACCACGCTGTTTATGCGTGGGTATCAAGTACTTTGTGCGGAGCGCGGCATTCTTGGGCAAGAACACGCGCCACGCTACGCACGGAAAACTCGATTGTGAACTTGCCCATGCAGGAATTATACCCCACCTTTAATCTGCACGCTCAATCGCGCTGTGGAAATCTTTTTCGTGCTGGCCCCGGGCCTTAGCCGCGAATAGCTTCTCTGACGATATAACGAAACTCTTTCTATGTGTCTTACTCTTGCACCTAAAGTACTTACCCTCTTTCATCACGTACAGGGTATGACCACAGAACGGACACAAGCCTTGGTTTAAGTTTGACCAGTCTACAAAAAGTGACGGGGCGTTGAGTATCTTAAAGTCTTTCTTGCGTAGTTTTTTGGGTAACAAGGAGCCGATTGGCTTTCCACCAATAACGTATGTTCGGTTGAATATATCAGAAATAGGCTTCATACCCTCACCATCCTATCGTTAATGGGGTCGTAGACAAGGGAGGGGGCTTTTGGTTTTTCAATAGGCGTAGCGGAGTAGTGAGTATGACCCGCACGAATCTCTGCGTGAATCTTTCCCTCCTCTGCCAACTCTTGGAGCCTACGAACGATTGTGCGGGGGACGGCGAGTGTACCGTCTTTATTGTGCCATTCCAAACGCTGAAGTGTGCCGCTGGCATGTACACCAGGGTTAGCTTGTAAGTACTCTAAGAGTTGTTGGCTTACACTTTTCATATGAGTTCTGGGTTCTCGTATATGTTGCCGATGACTTCCAAAACGGTCTTGTCTTTGACGATAGTGAGATTCCCATAGTTCGAAACGTATTCGCCCTTTTCCTTCTCACACCACCCAACAAGTGGCTGCGGTTCGGTTCTGTAGAGGACGAATTGCCCGTGCTCAAAACCAACCTTAAAACGTCCGTCCTCGGTTTCTGTGTGTAGCCCACCCAGTGGGTCAACGTATGGCTTCACAACCACATCCCCCTCATATATCTCCTTCCCGTTCTTGTCGAGGAGGCCAGTGAATTGCATGACATGATAAGAGTCTGGTTCCTGTAAACAATACCCAAGACTCCACTTAACATCTTCCATTTCTAGTCCGTAGCGCATTACGCGCTCCACAACGTCCCACGCCCTAAACTTTATTGTTCTCATACCCATAGTATACCATACGCGATAGCGCATTTCTATAGGCAGAAAAGTTATCCACTCCCATTCTTATTAGATAGCGCGATAGCGTTTTATGTGCTAGTATACCTATGTAGGGCAACGGCGAGGCAGTACAGACTTCGGTCACACTTCCTCCACCGCCAGTTCTACAGGGTAGAGATAGAAAGGGCGACGGGGAGTGTGGCACAACTGAAACTCACTCCCTCCGAAGCCCATTACAAACTAAAAGAAAAACATGCAAGACTTCACCACACGCGCACAAAGAATGAAAAGACTTCCTGAAGTAAAGTTCTCGGACTATCTTAAACCGTTAGGCTACGCGCTCGTCGCGGTTCCTGTACTATACGTGTTTATGTTCTTGTACTACGTGATCGCTAATGTACTTGTGGGGATTATATGAAATTCGCTACAACAGCAAAAGAGATACAAGCAGCGTGTAAGGCTGGACTCACACTCATAGAAGAAAACGGGCATGGAGGGTGGATGGGTACTAACGAACAGTGGGCAGTCTTTACTAAACTTATTTATCCTTAATTATGTCATCACCAAATCCTAGCCAGCCAGAAGAAGAGTACGGAAACCCCGAAGTACCAGAAGTAGAACAAGAAAATGACGACTAACTTCACATTTGACCCCAAGGCGCACGTCTACACACTAGACGGCAAGCCCATGACGGGAATGACTACCATTCTCGGAGTGTTAGGAAAACCAGCACTTGTACCGTGGGCGGCGCGTATGGCGTGTGATTACATTAGAGAACACTGTACTCAGATTAAGTTTGAAGGAGACCTATTACATTACGAAGTTACAGAAGAAAAGCTAAAGGAAGCCCAAGTTGCACACGCAAAAAAGAAAACGGACGCGGCAAGCAAGGGAACGGATACACATGCTTTGGTGGAGGAGTATGTAGAGTTTTGTATCGAATACAAAGGTGGAGCGGCCTCAAACATAGATGAGGACAGGTACTTACCTATAGCCGACTTTATAGCTTGGGCGATAAAAGAAAACATCCGCTTCCTCGCCTCTGAACTACAGGTATATTCACGCTCATTATGGGTAGCAGGCACAATGGACTTCCTGTTTGAAAAGGACGGAAAGAAGTACATAGGAGACTTGAAAACGTACAAGAAGCTATGGGATAGGGTGCCCATGTTTCAGTGTGCGGGGTATGCGTACCTTTATCAAGAAATGAAAGCAGAAAAGCTAGCAGAAAAAATCTACTCCGAACGAGGGTATAACAAACTTTTTTCTGAAGAAGAAGGTAGGAGTCATGCAAGAATTGAATCAAGACAAGAAACTCGGAATCTAATAGCGGGCTATGTAGTCTTCAATCTTCCCAAGGAACGCCCACATGACCCATTAGAAGATGTCAAGTGGTCGTTCGACACAGAGGGAGACACCAAAGCCTTCCTCGCATGCGTAGAGCTTTATAGGCAGTTAGCTAATTGGAAATAAAAAAATATGCAAGTAACACTAACAAAAGTATCAAGGCAGACCCATAAGAAAGACGGAACGGCATATATCAATAAAAACGGTAAGCCATACACACGCCTTGGTATTCAGACACAAGAACATGGTGCAAAGTGGCTCTCGGGCTTTGCCAGAGAAGATAACGCTTCATGGAAAGAGGGCGACAAGGTAGACATCACTGTCGAAGAAAAAGGAGAGTACCTAAACTTCTCGATGCCCGAGAGACAAAAGTCACTAGGTTATGGTATCGAGGACCGCGACAGACTCTTACGTGTGGAAATTAAGGTAGAACAGATTTACCAGATGGTGAAAGCACTTGTATCAGACCCGAAGAACGTCGCTCCCGAACCAGAAGATATGTACCCTAACTTCTAACTATGTCTAAACTCATTGGCCGCTACTACCGCATAACTAAAGACCACGATACTAAGGTAAAACGTGCGGCGAAAAAAAGAAAGGTAACAGAGAGTGAAGTTATTAGACAGTTTGCAGATACACTATGACCTACCTCCCCTACCTCCTCCTTACTCCGTTGGTGTGGCTCGGTATTGCATGCTTCATACATGCGTATGCTACCAAGAATCAAGACTGGATTTTAATTCTTGGTGTTTCTGCAGTTTTGACCGCTGCACTCTGGGGAGTCCTCTTATTAGTTATTAACTAACACATGGCAATAATTCCAATCATCATGCCAGTAGGTAGCCCTCAAGTGAGGGACTGTATTATCGAAGCGGGGAAACGCTACTGTGAGTCAAACCCTGTTGCACCGTCTGAGTTCGGGTGGTTGTTGCTTGCTTTCTTAGCCATTGGTTTATGGGTCGGACTTTGGCTGTGGATTGCAGACAAATACTTCGATATGCACCCAGGTGTTGCTCTGGGTGGGAGCTTTGGGCTTCCACTACTGTTTGGCGGGCTGTATTTAATATTACTAACTTAACTAACATAGGAATGTATGGAGATAGAAATTGGAACTAAATTAGCCCTCGTTATCTTAACAGCTTTGTTCGTTTATTCACTAAAATGACCATGACAACTAAAAGACCAGTACGAAGGAAGGTGGTTAAGGGATGGGCTGTTTTGGAAGATAAAAACCTTACCTGTTGGGGTACTTCGATTACACCTAATCTGGTAGACAATGTGTGGCAGTATCCCATATTCTTTTCTCTGAAAGAGGCGCGAGCTTGGAAGAATACCCTGCATAACGGCAACAGTATAACCCGTTGCACCATCACCTACTCCCTCCCCATTACTCACCGTAAGAAGAAATGATGTATGACCACCACAAACGTAGATAGATTGGAGGAAAGAGTAAAGAATATAGCCGAAGAAATACAGGGTATGTACTTCGAGGCTGGAGCGAGAATAGGGGCACACCACTGGCGTATTCTCTGCGAAAAACTCCGTTCCGCACTCTCACAGGCTAGACAAGAGGGGAGGGAGGAAAGGGATAAATACTGGCTTGGGTATATAGAGGAAAGGGCTAAATTTGAACTCGAGTCAAGTGTGTACCAGATTGCAGATATGTTGAAAACAGACATTGATGTTGCACGCAGAAAATTATCAGCACTAACTACAGAGGGGAAATAGTATGGGACCATTAGCATTACTCGCAGGAGCTGTATATGTAACAGGCTACTTATTTGGGTCAGGTTTTAGTGCAGCTTCACAGCCATCAGAACCACCGAAGCCAATTGCAGTAGTTCAGTCATACAGACCAAACGGACCATTTATTAGCCAGACCGACGCAATACGAAAAAGTCCCGAGTTTCAGAAAGCAAAAGAGAACATTGCAAAATGCGGTCACGCAAGTAATTGTAATGTTACAACTTGGGACTTCTTTTGGAACGATTAAACCCCCTCTAAGTAACGGTATGACCATAAAAGAACACCACGCAATCAACGCATCCCAATACTTAGTCAGCGGGTCGCTACTTACGTTAGTGTTTGGAATTAACGGTGTGACCTCATTTCTTCTACTGATGGGGCTAGCGTCTATAGCCATGTCATTATTAGCTCCTAAGTAACGGTATGGCAAATGAGTTTACTTGCTGGGATTGTAAGGGTGATGGGACACGGTGCGACTGCCACACCAAACGTCCGTACCACCACGTTAAGAGTATTGAGGAGCGAATGCTCGACGCACAGGTAGAGAACGAAATCGAGATAAACAGGTTGCGAAGAAATCTTGGCTTGCCACCTATTAAACTAATATAGTAACGGTATGACCTATATTGGAGTTCAAACAGATAGCAAATACGAAGTTACAAAATATACCAGCGGTGGGACTGTAAGAGATAGACTCACTGGAGAGATTGTTGCAGAGTACACAAACTGGTGGACTAAAGATGGGAGTGTGCACCAAAAAACACAGGAGCAGTTAGATACTATAAGAGACCAATTAGGAATTAATATCATCGTCTAACGGTATGACAGAACCAAAGAGATGCTGTGAGAAGTGCGAACAGACACG